TGCTGCTCAACACCTTGTTCAGCCGCGGCAGTTTCTTGTTCAGACATTTGCATTCTCCTCATCTATGATAGAATAATAGTTACTGTTATATTATTTATAAAATTAAAGCTTTGATAAAAACGTTTCGAACGAAGATACAATAGCAGTTTCGTCTCTAGTTTTCTTAGCAAATTCTTTAACTATCTGGTTTTTAATTTCTTGAACATCCGTTTCTTTTAAAATGCCATTATTCCAAATCCATTCTCTACCTTCCATGATACCTTCTACGAAAGCCATAGGGGCGGAGGGATCTGCAACAATGTCTCCGGCTGTTGCTAAGTGAAAATCATCTTGTACTATTTGTGAGCCACCCAATGTTTTTAGTGAGCCCATTCCTCTTGAACTTACTCCTAATTTGGCACCTTCGTCAATTAAATTTTTAACAATTTTACCATATGGAGTTTCCATGATTTTTGCTTTTCCAACAAAGTTTGGACCATCTTGTTTGAGTTCCTTAACCATATGAGAAACTCTTTCAAGATTAATAGTAGGACCATCTGGATGCCCTAATTCTCCAAAAGCTCTGTTAGTATCTATATACTGTTTGGAATATCTATCTACCTCTTTTTGCATTGTTGTTAATGGATAGACTCTTCCGTTTCTATTCTTTTGTTCTGCTTGTAAAAATACACCTTTGATGTAGTAATTTTTTTGATCTGTTGACTCGTCTTTTTCTACGAGCATCTCTACATCTTCCATTAATTCGCACATGAGTTTCATATGTTATCCTTAATACCCTACTTTTGCAACTGGTGTATACTGAGCGTTTGTGACGCTAGCTCTTATAAATTGGTCTGCATCTTTATGAATAATGTGAACTTGATTGGCTGGTAATGAGATAGAGGCAACAAGGGTGCCGTCAACTCCACTTTCCGTAGCATCATTAGCTAAAATAGTAATTAATGTTACGGCAGTTGTAGTAACAGCTACGGCAGTAGCTTTTCCTAAATTTAAATTTGTTGCAGTACTTACAGTATTTGCAGCCAGTATTTTCATGTTTGTAACCTAATTCGAATTGTTATGTTTATTTATACGATTTCTATGGTTATGATTATGTATTTTCCTTATCAAACAAATTAGAATTAAATTCTTTTTTTATTTCATCTATTTTACTTGAAGCCCGGTCTTTTAAAACATTAAATGTTTTTTCTTGAGCATTTTTTGGACGACCTTGAAGTATGTCATCAACCATATCTGCAATAATTTCTCTGCCTTTATTTTCGAGCATGTTTTACTTTTTTATTTATATTAGGTATACTATATAACTTTCCTCCCGTGAGCATTTCCGGTTTAACTTCTTCGGGTTGTGCCGGTTCTTCTGGTGGAGGATTTTGAGTGAATGTTTGTCCTCCTGGATCTTGTCCAGGTTGTACATTAATTTTATTTACAGGTGGAACTGCTGGAGGCATGGCAGCCGCAGGTGGATATTGAGCACCGTCGCCTTCTGCTTCTTTAGCCTCTTTTTCTATTTCTTTTTTAATTTTCTTTTGTTCGTCCGGTGTATGTCTTAATATATTATCTTTAACATATTGTTTGGACAGGTATGTTCCAACCAATTCTTCAACATCTCTCATCATATTAAATCTATCTGTCATTAATTCTTGAGATTTTAATTCAGCAAAATGATTATCTAGTGCATAATTAAATTTAATGGTTTCTCTTAATTTAGACCATTCAGATGTATGAATAACATTTTTAAGAATTAATTGTTTTTCTAATACTTGATAAAAAAGATGAGAAAATCTTATTCTAATTCTATCAATAAATCTTGAGAATTTTAATTCATCTCTACTAATTTCTGAAGCCCTACCTAATACGAAAGGTGTATCTGCTTCTAATCGTGACAATGGAACATTTAATGATTGATACAATTTCCTTCTAAAATAATCAACATCTTCCATCTCACCAAGATTTTGTCCGCCAGGAAGAGTTGAAATTTCTGTTCCTCTTCCACCTTCTCTTCGTGGAAGCCAATAATCTTCTAACATTGATTGATGGCGCCTGTCGTCTTTTATGTCTCCTGTAGCTGCATCATATACTAATTTATTTTTATATCGAGTCATAATATCTTTGAGATATTGTTCAGCTTTCATTTTAGGTAAGTTACCAACATCAATATAAAAAATTCTTCGTTCGGGTGCTCTTGCAATCCTATAAATTACAACTGCATCTTCTAACATTCTTAATTGGTTTAATCCTTTAATGGCTTTATGTAAATGAGAAATAACATATTTTTTATCTTTAGTCATTACTCCTGAATGAGCCATTATAACAGAATCAGATGCAACTTTAACACCCATTTGAGTTGGGGTTAGTAAGCCTTTATCATTGAAAATATAATATTCGGAATATTTTGGTAACTTAAAGACTCCTGGTGCTTGCCTGGGATCCGGCCTTACTTCTCTAACTTTTTTAATTTTGAGAGAATCTATTATTCTAAGTTCCTGTATTCCGGCTTTGACATTTTTAGGATCTATCATTACATGATAATATATTCTACCTTCAACATACCATCTTTTAAAAATATCATATGCCTGATTATTAAAATCAAGCATTTTTAAAATTATATCAAATTCTTCTTCGAGCCTATTTCGCAATCCTATAGAAAGATTTGTGTGTGTTAAATCTAATTCGACTGGATTTCTATTTTGATTGGTAATGATAGCTTCTTGGAGGATATTTTCAACGGCCATGTCACATTCGGGATGTTCAATCATTTCCCGATATTTCATAATTAAATCTGCTTCAGTTTTAGCAGTTGCTTCCATATCTACGTAGGAAGCGAAAGCTCCACCTGCAGAGGTAGCTTCAATTGCGCCTTCTTCGTTTTCGGGGAATGCCAGAGCTGGGATGTCTGGCCTTTTATCTCTCTCTATATTAAATCCAAATAATTTCATAATATATTTTTAGCTTGAGGATTAACCGTCTTTGCCGATATTAGCCTGTGCGTGATAATAGTAGTCATATTGCCAATCAACAGTGAATTCTTGAATAGTATTTACACTATCCCAATTTAAATCGATGGGAGACATATTAGATGGCCAGCAGTTTACAAATACCCAATCCTGGTCTTTAACACCATCTTTTTTATACATTTGTAGTGTTATTTGAGTTGTATAACTATTTCTGGCTGCAAATATGCCAGCTTTGGACGTATTCTGCATAGGTGCGTTTAAAAATGACATCCATGAAACTAAGCCGTTATAAATCGCATGTCCTTCGTCTTGGACTACTGTTGTTGTTAATGGGGCAAATTCTCTACTTTCACCGGCAACTTTTACATTTCTACCAAAATATGGTACTTCAATGGCAGTAATTGTTGAAGCGGGTATTTGAGATGCTTTGCACAAATAAGTCCAATCAGACATTCCCGCTATACCTTGAGGTGGAGTCATACTACACCACATAAGGTTAGTTCGAGCGCCTCCACCTTTTAATTTACTAGTAAATGTGTTAACATTAAAATCTGGCATCTTTTTTTCCTATTTTAATTTGTGCTTTACGGTCCCTGATCACCTGAGAGCCAGTAATCATAAGCCCAAGTGATTGTATATTCCATTATTGCATCATTGGGATCCCAATTAACATCAACTGCATCTAAAGACGTTGGAAAAATATTATAAAATGTCCACCCATCGCCGTCTTTTCCGCCGGTCTTTGAATATGTATTTAAATACATTTGTGTAGTATAGCCGGTGAGTTTCGCCATATGGGATGTTGCTCTTACATTGCCAGCGTGAGAATTTAAATTGGCCATCCAATGTTCTGTTTGATTCCTGAACGAATATCCCTCGTCATTAATAACGGTAGTTGTTAGATCTTCATATGATCTATTACCTGGTAATTTTACTGCTCTACCCATATAATTGACAGTAGTTATTCCCAAAGTATTAGAAGGAATTTGAATTCCCTTACATATAAATTTAAAATCCGCTAAATCAGTACCTTGAGGAGGAGATCCTAGACCAGCAAGGGCTATTTGAGCTTGAAATAAAGAAGCTCGGGCACCTCCCTCGGTCATTTTACTTATAAAAGAATCCGTTCCGTCTACTACAAATCCTGGCATTTTAACTTCCTTCGTACGTTAATTTATTATTATTTATACGATAATTTATATTATTTATACTGCGTTTACAACTTCTTCAAATTCTACACCACTTCTTACAGCAACAAAGTTCAGTAAGATAAAGTTAATAGATTTGGTTGGTTTCACGAATATACTTCCGATGAATTCATTTCTATCTATAACTTCTTGAGTGTTATTTGATTCGTCACAAACTACTGCAAAATCCGTTATACCGCCTCGACCTTGAATATCCCTAAGGAAAGGTTCAACTGAAGAAACAAAACTGGATCTAGTAAAATCATCGTTAAATTCAAACATTGAGAATCTAGCAAAATTTGCAATTGACTTTTCTAATGTAATAAAAAGCCTTCTAACATTAATTCTATCAAATGCTGATGGTTTAGCTAATAGAGTCTTATCTCCAAATAGTAATGTTCCTTGTCCGGAGAAAGATACAATTGGGTTTACAC